TTTTTGTATATATGTTCGATAAATATAAATGTATATTCTCTAATCTTTTTAATGGTTCACCGTCCTTATGATATGTTTTTATTACTGAACCTAATATATAATGTTTTAATTCTGGTAATTTTAATGCATCAGATAGTTTTGGTGCTTTTAATTTATTTAATATGTTGAATATCGAAGATCTAAAATCATCGTCCTCTTTAACTTTCACTATTGATAACATATCATTCATATCATATTCTATACTTTCTAATTTATTTATCATCTTTCCAAGTATGATCTGTTTTTCTTCTAATTTTTCTTTCTTTTTCTCCATTCTTTCTTTAATGTTATTAGAATCAGTATTTTTTATTAAATCATTATATTTTTTCATTTTACCATCTATCTTTTTTTCACTAACTTGAAACCCTAATTTCTTTGAATATTCTTGTAAATCATCATCTAATTTTTTAAATAATTTTGGACGATTATCACTAAACATAAATAAATTTGGTATCTCAATATATTCTTTGTTCTTCTTTTTATCTGTTTCAATATATTTTTCAAATAAATCAGTAATGTTTTTTAATTCTCTGTCGTTATACAGCTTGAACCAAATATTGTTTAACAAATATATTGGTAGATAATTTATTATTTCCATATTTTTTGGCATGTTCTTTTTTAGTTCATCATTTACATCAAAATATAATAACATTTTCTCTTTATAAACATCACTATATTTCAATCTATTTGAATCTAATAATATTTTTTGATGTTCTATTTCTCCGGCTATAGAATGCATTAATGCATCTTGATTTTTTGTATTTCTTACAAATAAATTAATACTGTTAATACTCAATAAATTATCAATTGCCAAATTGTTTCTTGTTTCAATTGCATACATTATTGGTGTATTTCCAGCTATATCTGGCTGATTTATATTTACTCCATATGATCTCAGAGTCTTTATTATTTTTGGTTCATTTATCACACATTGTAATATCGACCTATTAACAATCACATCGTCATTATCATAATAATTTCTTGAATAATGTACTGTTCCATTCATATTCTCTCCTTTCACTGTGTCTGATTTATAATTTGTATTCGTTATATCTACTATCTCATCCTCCATCAATAATAAATGAGCGTTTATAGTTGATTTAATGTCAGTAGGAGGTTCTTCATAAGTAATTGTATCCAATAATACACTATTCAGATCAGCAAAATTAACAATAGTTTTAACATTTGGTAATGCTGGAAATGATAAATTTACTTTTTTTAATTGTTCACTAAAATTTTCATTCTTAAATATATTAGCTTCTAATTTTTTTGCACTCATTGAATAATAGTTTGTTATATTACTATTTAATATCGTATCTACACCATTTACTATCAATTTATTTACTAACATTTTTACTTCATCTGTTTCAGATTCAACATTTAATTGTTCTCTCACTTTTGCTGATATATATTTGAATAATGTATCTTCTTTAGCGTCTTTATAACCAAATAATAATCTACCTTTCTTATCTGGTATTGTATCATATATTTTTTGATTTCTTGTATCTAATACCATTGTTATAAATACTCGTTTTAAAATACTAATCAAATCAATATATGGCATATATGTATTATCATACTGATTTTTATATGTATTGCATAAATCATATGGTAATTTTTGTGTGTCTAACAAATCAATCATTATTTCGTTATCTATATAATTTCTAACACCTATTATTCCAAATTCTGGTTCATCATTAAATTCATACAAGTTTCTTGTTGGATTATCAATATTAATTTTAATTTTTTTGATAAATAAACTATTTTGATATATTTTATCATTCGATTTTATTACAAATTTTCTTCCTTTTGAATATTTTTGGTCAGTCGCCCATGGAACCATCATTAATCGTCCATTTTTTGCTGTAGGATAGATTGATGTGTCTTCAGTAGCAAAAAAATCATCTATATTTGTTTTAATTTTTTTAATCGTTGGATTAGAGGCATTATCATTAATCCTACTATAAAAAAAATCAGTGTAATATTTTATATCTAGATCTGTATCTCTATAGTGTCTGACAACACAAGTAATGAATAACAATTTTGTTAATATTGATTTAGGAAAATTTAGTCTTCCATATGCGGCAATTGTGTCATCTATAATAGTATCATTTATTTTATAACCATCTAAAGTATCAATATAGTCTCTAGTCTTGGTCAATGCATCACTCAAAATTCTAGATTGTTCTGGTGAATCATCACTATTTGCAATTATTTGGACAATAAAATTTTTAAATTCATTAATTTTTACATTATTTATTGTTCCACTATTATTAAAAATACCGTTTAATCTAGGTACTGTTTTCATGTTTTCAACTAAATCATTAACTGTTTTATATTTATCACTCTTAAAAGTATTTAATAAATCATTAAGTGTATCATATCCTTCAAAATCAGTGACCCAATTGTCAGTCAAATTATCATAGTATTCACTAACTTTAATTTGTTTTATAATCTCAATTGCTATCGATTTATTATATAGATCTGAAAATGAATGATATGATTGTTGCAATTTCGGAATTAGACTTAAATAAAATATTGTTCCCATTATTTCAATTTTTAATATATTATCATTAACACTTTCATCTCTTATTAAAATATTATACATTTCATCTATTATCTGTTTAGCTTCATCATCAATTATTTTATATTTAACAATCATATCCGTTTTCTTGTCCTTATCAATTTTAATAACAAAATTCATATCATTAATTTTTGGATGTGCTTGCATAAAAAATGTTTCATCTATTTTTTTTATTGTTGAATTTAAATTAATAGATGGTAATGAACTCATTCTTTTATCAAAAATACCAACAATTTTATCACTAAATGTGTCTAAAACATATTTATAAGTTAATTTATAGCTATCTTCAGAATATTGAGGATATTTTTGTAGAACATCTATCTTATCTCTTAATGTTGATGCATCATTTAATTCATTTTTAAAAGTTAAATTATCTGTACTATCAATAGTCAATAATTGTTTAACAAATGCATTAGATATAATAAGATTTTGATGAGCGTTTAATATTTTAACAACATCATTTGTAATTTTATTTATATTTATTTTAACATCTTTAATATTTTTTAATGATGTATTAAAAGATCTAAATATATCTTTTGTACGACTTGAATATACATCTGGAATTAATTGAAATATTACTTTTTGATTTAATCCATCAATATTTTCGTTATTATAAATAAAAATAAGATATGACACAAATTCATCTATATTGAAATTTATTTGGTTCATTAAATTATACATCATGTAATAATTATATTTATATTTAGTCAATTCTTCGCTTTCAAATAATATTTTTATATTATCTTTTATTTGTTTTTTAGCTGTTTTATAATATTTTTTAAAAAATGATAATAATATAGATGTATTATAGTATTGAACTTTGTCTTTAATATTTAATACTAGTTTTACTTTTATTCTTCGCTCTCTGTTTATCCTAACTGCCTTTTTTCCTTTTGCCATGTCTATATTTTCAGGATACCATTTATATGTATCATAATCTATTTCTGTATCATCATCTCTTGTCTCAAAAATAACTTTATCATTATCAACTTTATAGTCAACAGTCATTGCAAATCTATAATACAAACGAAATGCATGCCATTTTGGTGGTGTTTTGTTGTCTCTATATTCAAAATGTAATTCTTTATGAATATCATTATAAATAATTCTGTAATCGATTGGTCTTGTACTTCTATGTAATTTTATTTCAATATATCCAAATTTATTAATTTTGTTTGGATCATCAATATTATCTTGTAACTCTAATATGTGTGGCTCGTCTTTAGATTTTTGTAATAAATTAATAAAGCATATTACTCCACTATCTCTATTAGCATCAGTAATAATAACTTTTCCTTCAAAAATAGTATCATTTTTTTCATTTTTTTTATGTTTTATGGTCTTTAATATTTCAATATATTCATATTTTAAAAAATTAATTCTTTCGTCCCATTTTTGTTTTATTTGTTTTATTTGTTTTCGTGGTCTTGGAGTTCGATATTTATAATTTAAATCTTCAACATGATCGTTAAACCGCTCAATATATAATTGATATTTATTTTCGAATGTATTTATAATTTGTTCGTTATCAACAAGTTTTTCATGCTTACCAAATGTAACACTTAATTTTTGTGTGATGTTTGAAATATTTAATGCGTGTAACAATCTGACATTATTATATATTGTTTCAATATTTTCCAAGAAACTATTGAATTCTTTTTCAAATTCATTTATTTTTATATTGTATTTTATATCTAAATCATCATATGCTTTGGAAAATACACTGTTATAATTTGTACTCTCATTTAGAGAAAATATATCTTGTGCCTCTTCATCTGAATTTGAAAGATTAAAATATATTAAATCATCTTTTTTCAATGCATTATTAAAATAATTTAGTTCTTTATTTGAACCATCAAAATAAGTACTAATTTCTCTAATTATTTGACTATTATAACTGTTTATTTCTTCATTTATTTTAAATTTTTTATCTGATTCTGAATATGATGGATTTAACATTATTTTTGTAATTCCATCTAATAGTTTTGCATTTATATCCTCTATTAGATCTGTATCAGGAGGTATATTAGATTTATTGACTGATTTTCTATCTTTTAGATATAAAACATATTTTGTTGTACTTTCGTCAATTAAATTTTTAATAGCTAGTAATGGTAAATGTAACTGGGGTTTTGTATTCTGATCAAATTTACTCAATTTAAAAAAATCGTTCAAATGTTGCCATATTGCTCGAGCCATCTCATTTATATCTCTTGTCTTGATATCTACTGTTGAAATTATATTAGCTGGTCTAAATGAAGGACAAGGAACAAGCACTTCTCTAACAGCTATATGGAGTGGATTTTGTTGAGCATTATTTAATATATTAACATTACCACCTTTTTTCAATAATAAATCTAATACATCATTTAATTGTAATTTAGTTGCAAGATGTATTGGACTCATGTCACTATTATCATATGCATTAACATTGGCACCTTTGTTTATTAAATAGTCACATATATTTAATTTTTCATCTTTTGAGATTGTTTTATTATTAATGACAATATGTAATGGACTATTACCATTTGGATCTTTAATGTTATTAATGTGAATATTATTTGAATTCAGAAAATTAGTAATTTCACCTAAAGATCCAGACAGCAATTTTCCAATAAAATCTTTATTTATTGAACTATCTATCAACTTATTTGGATATGATGCTGGGCGTACATCTGGTCTTCTTTGTGGAAATGGTTGAAATGGTCTTATTTGTTGAATTGGTAGTGGTTTTATATTCATTTACAATATAAAACATATATATTTTAATTTTAAAATTATTTTGTAAAATCAAATTATATTTTTATGAATAAAGCTTTAGTTACAAGTGGATTATCTATTTTTTCTAATGTCGTATCTATTAATTCGTCTCCTTCGTCCACACTAAATACAAATTCAAATTCAAACGCTACTTTTAATCAATTAACAGTCGTTGATCTATTGATCGGATTAAATCAAAATAATTTTAAATTTGTTAATATTAGTGATGTACTCAAATATTCTACCTCTAATGTCGGTGATGCTATCATTAAATATAATAATTATACATTATTTATAATCTCACCTAGTACTAATTTTTATGGTAATATTATTTTTAATAACACAAATATTAATACTAATAATACTACAAATATCAATACTACTGATTTAACTATTGCATGTCCTATTTTTACATCAGGAAATATTAACAATAATATTGATCGTGGTATTGCTTTCTCCTATTATAACAATAATATCCAATACTATTCTCTGTTACAATTCTATAATAATCCTAATAATACTAATAATTATTTTGCATTCTATGATAGACCTAAATTAAATAATAATTTAATAACCAATTTCTCTACTCTTATTGATTATTATGATCCTAGTTATTTATCTAATATCTTAATCAAAAATATAACTGCTAATAATATTGATGCTAATAGTATGGATATTAGTGGTGTCGGTGCATATTTTCATCTTACTGGTTCAATGAATGTTAATGGCAACTCCAATTTTTATGGTGATGTTGGTATTACTGGTTCAGTAGGAATAAATGGATCTTTTGGTATCACTGGACCCTCCGATTTTTATGGTTCAGTTGACATATTTAATAATCTAAATATTATTGGATCTTTTGGTATTACCGGACCTTCCAATTTATATGGGCCTGTTAATATTTTTGATGATCTAAATATTATTGGATCTTTTGGTATTACCGGACCTTCCAATTTTTATGGTTCAGTTAATATTTTTGATGATTTAAATATTATTGGATCTTTTGATATCACTGGAACATCCAATTTTTATGGACCAGTTGATATATTTGATGATTTAAATATTATTGGATCTTTTGGTATCACTGGAACATCTAATTTTAATGGTTCAGTTGATATTTTTGATGATCTAAATATTATTGGATCTTTTGGTATCACTGGAACATCCAATTTTTATGGTTCAGTTGATATATTTGATGATTTAAATATTATTGGATCTTTTGGTATCACTGGAACATCTAATTTTAATGGTTCAGTTGATATTTTTGATGATTTAAATATTATTGGCAATATGGGTATCACTGGATCATCAAATTTTTATGGTTCAGTTGATATTTTTGATGATCTAAATATTATTGGATCTTTTGGTATCACTGGAACATCCAATTTTTATGGACCAGTTGATATTTTTGATGATCTAAATATTATTGGATCTTTTGGTATCACTGGAACATCCAATTTTTATGGTTCAGTTGATATATTTGATGATTTAAATATTATTGGATCTTTTGGTATCACTGGAACATCCAATTTTTACGGACCAGTTGATATATCTGATGATTTAAATATTATTGGCAATATGGGTATCACTGGATCATCCAATTTATATGGACCAGTTGATATTTTTGATGATTTAAATATTATTGGATCTTTTGGTATTACTGGACCATCTAATTTTTATGGTTCAGTTGATATATTTGATGATTTAAATATTATTGGATCTTTTGGTATAACTGGATCATCCAATTTATATGGACCAGTTGATATATTTGATGATTTAAATATTATTGGATCTTTTGGTATTACCGGACCATCTAATTTTTATGGTTCAGTTGATATATTTGATGATTTAAATATTATTGGCAATATGGGTATCACTGGGACATCCAATTTTTATGGACCAGTTGATATTTTTGATGATTTAAATATTATTGGATCTTTTGGTATTACCGGACCTTCCAATTTTTACGGACCAGTTGATATATTTAATGATTTAAATATTATTGGATCTTTTGGAATTACCGGACCATCTAATTTTTATGGATCAGTTGATATATTTGATAATTTGAATGTTATTGGAAATTTTGGAATTACCGGACCGTCTAATTTTTATGGATCAGTTGATATATTTGATAATTTAACAATTAATGGAACAATAAATTTGAATGGTAATTTAAATTTTGATAATGGAATAAAGACCAATCCAACAAATATAATTTTATTAAGTGGAACAACAATATTGGCGATTGAGGCTATAATAAATACTCAATATTTAACAATTATAGATTGTTTAGGAAGTATTGGACCACAAGTAATAACATTAAATACTGGATTACATGGACAGATTGTAAGAATATGCATAATAAATAACAGTACATCAATAATAACAAATATAAATACAGATGTGGTGACAGTAAATAACGAGTATTATTATGATACTGTAGCTGGCTGGATTAGGATTAATTAAATAAAAAATATTATAATTTATTTAATATATCATTTATAGATTATTGGTAGATGCTTCAGCTTCTTGAACTGGTTTTTTTAATTCTTCAAGAAAAAGTTCATTAAAATATTTATGAATGTCTGTAGAATCATAAAATTTATTTGTATCATTACTGATGCATCTATAATTATCAATAAGACTTTTATGGACGGAATTAATAATACTCTTTCCATTATTTTGTAAAAAAGATCTATAATCATTACTATTATTAACTTTAAATTCTTTCATTAAAGAAGCGTTGTGATCTCTTCGTGGAACATGAGAAGCATAATTTCGTCCATCTTGCATTAAAGCCGGACAGTTGCAGCATTCGCCAAATTTATTATTAATATTCATAATATATATAATTAAATGAGATATTTTTATTTTATTATTTAATTTAGAGAAATTAATTCATTAATTAATTCTTCTTTTTTCTTTTGTTTTTTATTATAACTTAATTTAATATTTTTTTCAATACATTTTAATCTTAATTCTTCTAATTTTAGTTTTTTATATTTATTATATAAATCATTTTTTGACTCATCAATAATATTTATTCTTTCTGATGCTTCCGACCCTTCTAATGATCCAGAATTTTCCAATACTTCTATTTTTTTCTCTGGAGAATTGTCAATCAAATTGACATCATTATTGATTGAATGAATTACCACATTGTTTTCATCAATATTATATACTTTCTCAACTACTATCTCCATTGATATCTCTTTTTCTTTTTCTTTTTCTTTCTCTTCCTCTTTTTTTACATCAACATCTATTGAATTCTCAATAACTTCAATTTTAATATTATCATTGGAATTAACATCAAGTTCTTTAATATTATTTGAAATATTATTCAAAATACAAGACACAAAAGGACCCATAATTGGATTAATATCATTACTCATAAGCTCTGTAAAACTTGTATTAGTTTCAGATAAAACGGAATTAAATATTAATTCTGATCTAAGTTCTGATATTATTTTTCTAGCTTCTTTATCTTTTTTTGTTGTATATAGTGTTGCATTAGAACCATTATTAAAAATTAAATCTTCCTCACTATCTTGCAATTCAAATGATTCACTATAATCTGTATTTTTGTTATTAATTTCAATTGGTATTATATGATTATCTTCTATCTGAATTCCGTTAGAGTTTTCATTCAATGGATCAAATAAGGAGACAATATTATTATTATTATTATCATTAATTATTTCATTATTTGATTGAGAAATTTGAGTAGAATTATTATTATTTTCACCATTTAAAATTGCAAATAAATTATTTGATAGATTTTGTTGGGCCCTTTGGCTAAAAACTCCAAAGGAGTTTTCAAGCCCAATGTCTTTTTTTTCGCTTAGCGAAAAAAATGGACCTTCCAACATATTATTATTATCACTATTATCACTATTATCACTATTATTATTATTATTATTATTATTATTATTATTATTATTATTATTATTATTATTATTATTATTGTCAATATTATTAACATTATAATATTTTTTTAATTTATATAATTCGTCTGAAACAGATTTAAGTTTTTTATAAGTTAAATAAAATTGATATAATAAAAATATGATTAAAATAATTAGACCAATAAATAAATATTTAGATTTCATAAATAATAAATTAATTAAAAAAATATTAGTTTTTTAACTCATAAAAGACAACAAATAAATATTATAAAAAAAATTATAAAATAATAATAAATTAATTAATTAAGAAAAAAAAAATATGTTATAGTATTATATATATTATATTATGAACTTTAATAATGTTGATGTTAAATCTCTCAAGGTTGATCTTATCAAGAACGCAACTATCATTGTTGTCAGTCGTCTATTGCGATACTATTTAGTTGAACAACCTGCAGGTCTTGGTTCAATGGCTCAAGCATTTGACACCAATTTCTTATACACTCTTGTTTTCACTCTATTAGCTTTTGTTATGTTCCACCTTGTTGTCAATCCCAATATTCAAAAAATGCTATAAATAAAAAAAATTTAAAAAAAGTAATTATTAAATTATATAAATAATATAATTTAATGAAAAAAATTAATGAAATGATTAATGATTTAATTTATCATTAATATAATTAATATTGATCTGATCTGCAGGCATTATTTTTCTGGAAGTATCCCAATTCAATAAATTTAATGGCATCTTGCTGTCGATAGGTTGTGGTTCAATAATATTTTCTGTTCTACATTGTTTAGTATTAACACCACTAGGTTTCCATCTTTCTGTATTAAGAAAATTATATTTACCAAGTTCCCACTTATCATAAACGCCATTACCACTAGCTCCCAAAGGTATATAATTATCCAATCTTATTTGTGAGTATCCCATATCGCCAATATAGTCATCCGCATAATGAAGCAAACCATTTTTATCTATTAATCGTCTATCTTTTAAAAATTTATTTACAGCTTTTTCTGCAACTACCTCGCAATCACAATTATCTGCTTTATCTTTATTTTCATCAATTGTTTCTTTAATAATTTCTTTTTCAGATGGAAGTCCAGATGTATTTGTTGATTGTTTTAAAATTGTTCCTTTAGATACTATTTCTTCTAATGCTTCTCTAATAACATTTTTGAGTTCATTGGAAGTGGATGATGCATTTATAGGAACACCGGGGATAGGAGCTGGACGAACAATTACAGGTGCTGTACTATTTGTTTCATTTTGAGTTCCCAAAAAATTTTCAAACAGAACATGTGGTTGATCTAATAAAAAAATAATAAAGAATAAACCGATAGAAATGATGTATGGATTTTTACTTGGTAAATTATCAAGAGGTAATTTTGAGACAATAGTATATATTATTATTAAAATAATTGTATATTTAATTAATTTATTAAACCTTAAACTCATTGTATATAATATAAATAATATAGATATTATTTATAATTATACAAAAAAAATAATTTTATTTTTCATTATTGTTATTTATAATCTTGTTTATCCCTATCGAAACAAACATAAATATACTTATTATTAATGATATTAGAAATGTCCTCGAATTGATATTTTCAACATCTATATATGATGTAATATTATTGCGATAATTTTCGATATTTAAAATATCAAAATAAAGAGACATACCAATGATACTGAATAGGGCAACGAGAATAGCCTCATTAAAAATACATTTAATATTAATATTTTTAGTTCCTTTATTTTTTAATTTATATATAGATTTAATTAAGAATTGAAAAGCAAAAATACCAATAAAGAGGAACATTTTATTTTTTATTAAATTATCATTATGTGTAAAGTCTGGTAATCCAATAATAATAGATAAAAAAATGAATACAAAAACGAGAGCAATATTAGTGAATAGATTCATATAATATATAAATTATTTTTTTTTAAAAATTAATAGTAAAATAATGGTAATTAACAACAGTACAATAACACCATACATATATAATATATAAAAAATGTATGGTTTCAATCTTATATAAGCTTTATTAAATGCTGGATTAAATAATTCATTTTCTAATTTATTTTTTATATTATCGTCGTTTTTAAATTTATTAAAACAATTATCTATAAAATTGTTTAATATTTTTGACATTAATATTGTTTTAGACAAATAAATAGTATTTTTTTCGTATAATTAAATTATATTTTATAAATTAAAATATAAGATTATTATATAATGCTTGAAATTAAGTGGTATCATGTTGTTATTGTTGTTTTGGTTTTATTTATAATTACTAATTATTTTTATTCTCACTCTTCCTCTAACTTTGAAAATTACGATAATAATTCTAGAAATGGTACTGTTGTATTGTTTTATGCAGACTGGTGTGGCCATTGTACAAAATTCAAACCTATTTGGAATAAAATTAAACAATCTAATAAACAATATAAATTTAGAGAAATAGAGCATACTGATTTTATGAAATGTCAAAAAGATATTCAATTTTGTAATCAACAAATACAATTAAATCATAAAAATGCGCCTAATTGTCTAAATGAAATAAAACATTGTGATGCATTAAAAGATATTATACCATCAACTGATAAGATGAATGAATTATTACAGTTGATTAATGGATATCCAACATTGGTGTATGTATATACAACATCTAATGATATCAATTTATATTCAATTAAAGATAGATTTAACTTTATTGAAGAACTAAATAGTTTGAATAATCCAATTATTCAATAAATGGTTTAATTTACAATAAAATAATATTAATTTTATTATATATGAATAAAATTAATGTTAAATTTTTTAAAAAAACAAATGATAAAAGTTTATATCGTTTATTAGATGCAAATAATAAAGATATTTATATTAAATTATTCAATGTTTGTATTCCATTTAATCTTCAATATTATAATAATAAATTATATATGACAATTGAAATATTTTCAAATGATGATAAATATGATGATAATATTAACTTAATAAACATGTTGGAAGATTGTATTCGTGAAAGTATGATAACCAGTATAAAAAACAAACAATTTTGCAGTGTAATAAAAAAGAGAGATAGGAGTATGCATATAAAATGCATGTTAAAACGGGACAGTAAAGATATATTATTAGATGGTGATAATTTGGACATAAAAAGGATGACAGAATATCATAAATTAAATTATAGATATGATATTGTGATTAAAGTTGAAATACTATGGGAAAATGATGAGATGTTTGGAGCGATATTTTATCTTCATACAATTAAAAAATTATCTGATGATTAAACTACTTCTTTTGTTTTGCGAGGTTTCTTCACTTTTTCAACATCTGATGAATTTTTATTTTCTTTCTTTTCTTTCTTTTCTTTTTTTACTGATGTTCCTTGTTCTTCTTTTCTTTTCTTTGCTTCAGCAATAATGTTTTTCAGTTCGCCAATACGACCACGAAGTTCTGAAATTATATTTTTATCATTCATATATTCTAACATTTTTTTTGCACGATCAAAATTATTTAGAGTTGGATTTTTTTCTTTAACCATTCCATATAATCCCGCTTTAATGGCCCTTGCCTCTTCTTCATTTCCAAGCATCTCTTTTAAAGCTGCTACTACTTGATCATGAATATTTGAACTTTCATTTGTTCTTGATAAACTTCTTACACTTCTTCTGTTTTTTCTACTCTTTTTACTTCTGCTTCGTCTTCGTCCACCCATTTGTTCGCTATCACCTGCAAATTTAAGGACAAGTGATGAAGATTCAACTCCAACGGAATCGTTATAATTTTTTGATCCACCTGACATAAAAATATTTCTACCCATGCTTCTGCTTCTACTTCTGCTTCTATCCATTGGTGGTAGATTTAACGCTCTACCTAAAGCATTTACAAAATCATCTGATGATACATTATCACTATCATCTCGAGATACATGTTCGCCTCGTCTATTTTTAATATTTAAATCAGCACCAGCATTTTCTAAAATACTAGCAATTTCTTCATTATTATTTCGTACAGCAATATGTGTTGGCGTGTCTCCATTCATATTTCGTCTATTGATAATGCTTGTTGAAAATAAACTAAATGAACTTACATGTTTTAAAACCGATATTAATGTCTCAATATCATTATTCATTACGATATGATGTAATATATTATTACCATTACTATCAGTGGTATCAATAGGTCCATTATTAAGATTATAATCAAATATCAATTTAAGACATTTAGGATGATTACGATATATTTTTAGAATATCTCTAGAAAAATTTTTTTTTTGATGGAACATTTAATTAAATATATATATTATAAAACAATATATTTTTTTTAATTTAGATAAAATATTATATAATTTAATATTTATTTTATCTATCTTATTAATATAATAATTAAATGTTAAGAGATAATTTTTTCATATTAATTCTAGTTGCTGTCATTGTGTTTTTACTTTACACTCTAAATCGTAAAGAACACTTCGACGAACCTGCATCTCAAACTTTACAAAATATCGTTCAAAATAATAACTCTGCTATTAACTTAAATTCAAAGGTAATTGATTCAATTGGTCAAAATATGGCTCAAACTGCTAATAACAATCTTGGATCTTTAGCATCTCCACCTAGTAACCCTGCTTCCAGTCCTGCTATCGATATCTTTAGAGACCAACCTAATGTTAATGCTGGTATTCCTTCTCCTAATGATAACAAAAATAATGGTGCCGCTCTATCTTCCTCTGATACTTTTAATTTTAATAATCTCGCTGAAGCAAAAAATAGCAATTTGAATTCTGGTGATCTTCTACCTGTTGATAACTATGTTAATGAATATAATGTTAATAAACCTACTGTCTCTTATTATGATGCAAATTTAACTGTCAATACTATTGAAAAAATTGGTGTTGATACTCAAGGAAGTTCTAAACGAAATGCTACACAAGATATCAGAGGCAATGTTCCTTGTCCCAAATTCGTCGTCTCACCATGGAATAATAGCACTATCGATCCAGATACCAATCTTAAGACCCTTTTTGCATAAATTAATCATTTCTGAAAATTTAATAATATTTATAGATAAAAATAAATATTATTATTATTATTATTATAGATCATATGGAAATTTCTCAAGATATTTTTTTTTTAAATCAACCAATAAATCTTTTAATTTCATTAACCTCTTTAACAATATCATTTGTTAAATATTCAGTTAGACGACTCAACAATAAAAAAAAATTTTTATAAATATTATTAAAATATAAATTTGAATATTTTTTTATAATTATTAGATATACATATATATATGGAAATCAATAAAATTACGATTGA